TAACAGGTGATTCGACGGGCTTAGTAACTGGTGACTCAACTAGTTTGCTAACAGGGGTTTCAACTGGTTTGCTAACAGGTGATTCTACTGGCTTAGTAACTTGTGATTCAACCGGCTTGCTAACTGGTGATTCGACAGGTTTGCTAACAGGGGTTTCTACAGGTTTGCTAACAGGGGTTTCTACTGGTTTAGTAACTGGTGATTCGACAGGTTTGCTAACAGGTGATTCTACTGGCTTAGTAACTGGAGATTCGACAGGTTTGCTAACAGTGGTTTCAACTGGCTTGCTGTGAGGGGATTCAACCGGCTTAATAACTGTTGTACTATCAGTAATTTTAGGTGTTTTATCGATTGGAGTATTTACAGATGTACTCGAAGGAGTAGTTTCTGGCATGGTTGTTTGGACGAAAGTAGATGTTTGCATTGGAGTTGTTGTCAAAAATATTGTTGTGGTTAAAGGATGAGTATCAAATATTTTCCATCTACAATAAACAGTTCTCTCACTATTATTATCACTTCCCCATATCCATTCAGCATTAGGTGATATTCCTGGTCGAAGATTATCATTAACTTGCCAAGTACTATTGTCACTATTTTTAGCATACCCAATCGCATTCATCCATTTAGAGTCATCATAATCATACTTATACCAGTCCAAAGAAAATTTCTCATTCATAAAATCATTACACTTCCAATCTTTTGAATTTGTCTCAATAATCCCAAAATTACCGATACAAGCTCCTTGTCCAAATTTATTTGTTGCATCAAATGCAATTATTTTAGGTGATTGGATATTTGTATTGAATGTATAAGTTTCATTCATATCATTACCGGTTCCTATCAACTTTTCATCTATGAAAAGTGAAAATTGATTATCACATGCTATCGAAACAGGATTATTTGCTTCAATTGATGTGATAAATGCCAAGGTAAAAAGCACAAGAACACCTTGAATGCTTTTCATATATATTTATATAATAAAATATTTTTATACAACATTCGCAATAAAAATTGATTATTTTTTTATTAGTATATAATGAAAAAAAATAGAAATGCAAAATAAGGATATTGTTATTGGATTCATCTTGGGTTCCAATATTGGAATTTATTACTCAGGGTATAATGATAATAAAAAGCTATTATTCATATTTGCAATCTTATCACAAGTATTTTTATTATTATCATTATTGGAGAGTAAGATTATTTTTAGATATAGACCAAGAATGGATGTAATAACTGGAATATTTTTAGCTTTATTTGTTCCCATTTTTCTCAATTCACTCTAATGGTTTTTAATTCCAAAAAAAAATCTAATTTCTTATAATGGACCAAAATGTCTTGACTTGTTATCAATCACAACATAATAAAGTAAGAATCGGAAGAGATAATGATGGAGGATATGTAATATGTGAATTACCAAACGTTAAATATGGTTGTCTATTATCAGGAGGAATAAAGGATGACATATCATTTGAGGAAGATTGCTTAAAAAAATACCCATATTTAAAATGTTATGCCTTTGATGGAACTATTAATTCTATAAATACTGATTTCAAAAATATATTTTTTACAAAGAAAAACATTGGTAATAAAGATAATGAAACCAATTTACATAATATCATAAATTCCCACGAAAATATATTTGTAAAAATGGATATTGAAGGAAGTGAAGTTGAATGGATTAGTACTCTAGATGATAATCATCTTAAAAAATTTGCTCAAATTGTCATAGAAATACATTACCCAAACAAATTAAGACATAAAAATATGTTTGATAAATTAAATAAGCATCATTTACTTGTTCATATTCATGCAAACAACTGGGAGAAAAAAATCGATAAAATAAATGGAATTATAATCCCCAACGTTTTTGAATGTACATATGTCAATAAAAATTTCTTGAAAGAACCATATCATTTAAATACATCAAAAATACCAAGTAATATTGACCAACCAAATTGTAAAGATCGTCCAGATATTAAAATGAATTATCCTCCATTTTTCCATAAATTATAAATTAAGTTTGATTTGTTTTCCTCAACATATTTTTTGAGCTCGAGAACCTGTTTCTCAAGATCATCTATTTTCTTGTTAGCAATTTCCAGATTTTTTTTCAAATAATCAAAATCTGACATTTTTCTTTCTCGACATCTTTTAGCACTTTCCCTATTCCTCAATCTCCTCCTAATTATAGGATCTTCTATATTTTTAAAATCATAAGGTTCTTCTTCAATAAGTGCCAATTTACGTTTTCTTGACTTCTTCTCTTCCTTTTTAAAAGGAGTTTGGTCATCATTTTGGAAATTTTCCTTATCAATTATGCTATTTGAGGATTCAAAGAAAAATTCATTCTCAGCATAATCATATTTCTTAGTCTCAATATCCAAATTGAAAGGATAATTGAAAAAATAGGATCCAACACCAAAAGACTTATCTAAATGCTCCATTTTATTAAAAAATTAATAGTCTTATTTATCATCAATTTTTTACAAATAAAAAAATATATCATAAAGTAATGTCGTTAGTTCTCAACACAGCAATTTTTTCCTTCATTGTTCAGGTTATATCTGGAATATTTTTAATTATGGCTTTTTTTTACCAAACAAATAAAGAAGATGCAATTATAAAAACAATTGTTGGTCTTGAATTGATAGTCCAGGTTCTTGAAGGTATTTTTTACATTTTTATAATAAAAATGTTAGCTAAAGGAAAAATTGATACGAGTTTTAGATACAATGATTGGTATTTTTCAACCCCTACTATGCTTATTTCTACACTTCTATTCTTAGTTTATTTAAGAACGAATCCATTCAAAAATGATAAACAACTGGAAAATCTAGATAAAACAGAAGTGAATATGAATGTTAAGGATATTTTTTGTGAAAACAAATTATTAATTAGTGGAATAATTGTATTTAATGCAGCGATGTTGATAATTGGTTATCTAGGAGAGAAAGGAATTATGGGAAAATACCCTGTTTTTTGGATTGGAAGTTTATTTTTAGTTGGAAGTTTTGGATGTTTATATCAATTTGCAAAGTATAGTCAATATGGAAAAATATTTCTTGGAATTATGTTTGCTATATGGGCACTATATGGGGGTGCATTTCTATTACCAGTAAAGGAGAAGAACATTTCATACAATATTCTTGACTTATTTTCTAAGAATTTCTATGGTGTCTTTCTATACATAGTTGTCGCCTTAAAATATGGTCGCATATTATAATTAAAATCCATATAATTTCAAATGTGAAATTATATTATTCACAATGTCATTAAGTACAATGTCAATTGTACCTGATTTTAAAATATTGTTCAATTTTTCAAAAATTTGTGTTTGTGTAACGACTTCTTTCATTACAACTACATTATCTTTTATCAAGAACCATATTATCCTAAAAGTTATCAATCTTTCTTCACTCTCTTTAAAAAAATCTAAAAAATCTTCAATATAATTCAAATATTTTGAAGATATAGTTACTTGAAATATATATAGAAATTTTCTATCTCTTGTGAAATAAAAGAATAATTCTTTTAATGCTTTTTCTTTATCATATAATGAAATATTCCTATCATTAATATATTCGTGCAGTCTATTCAATCTTTTTTCAGCTCTATCTAACATTAATTTTCTAGAATGTTGTACTAGATCCTTTTCCAAAATATCTTTTGATGTTTTGTTAGATGATGTTATATGTGGAAGAATTTCTTTATTATCAATAACTTCTTCAACCCTTTCACTTGTTTTGAAATTAGATTGGAATCTATTATAGCAACTATTACATCTAGCTAATCTATAAGTATCACCTTTTCGGCAAACAAAACATATTAAACCTCTACATACTTTATCCGCAATAGTACAATCGATACAAGGGCAAATCTCATTTTTTTTGAAATCATCCAATTGGCATATTCTATCTGTATCTCTTCTACAAATTTCACATCTTGCCCGTTTAATTTTATGGACACAATTTGTATTAATTCCACATGTTTTACATTTATACTTTAGAACACCACATTGGCATAATGATGTTCCATCACATTCCTTACATATGAAACGATTTCTTGAGTGCTTACAAATACCATTCCCGGCACATTGTTTACAATAATATTTGTTCCTTTTACCGTGTGGGCAAACATAAATCTTTTTCCCACAAGGATACCGAAGGTCCATTTTTATTATATTTAATCAAACACCTATTAAATCAATTTTTGTAAAAAAATAAATTAATAGATTGGATCAATCGTTGTTATTAATGTATCAGCCACATTCTTTATAGCATCCATCGTATATCTTTTATAAATGTCAAATCCACTAGTAACATTTTCAATGCTTTTAGTGTAGTAAGGGAATGGTATAGGATCTTTTTTATTATTTGAAAGATGTTTGAATTTCTCAGCCCAGGAGCCAAAAGTGCAAGAATCGAAATGCAATACTTTAAATTTATCCTCTGGTAAATCTTCATTAGTATCTCCTCCAATCTTTCCATTATAAGAGAAAAAATGTGGTCCTGCTAATGCTACACCATCTTCAACTCTTCCAGCACCTTTACCATTCGCATATGCTCTACAAGGAGCACTCTCTGCACATCTCAAGAATTTCTTAGCAGAGAAACAACTATTCTCATTCCCATCGTAAACGGCTTCTATATTTTTCATATGGATGGTCTTTATATTTTGTGGTAGATCATCAAATATAGCAAGTGATCCATATAATAATTCATCACAATCTATATTTATCATCCAATCTATTCCTTTTTCTTTTGCTAAATTTATTGATTTGTTAACAAAGGTATTTTGCCTATCCATCACAGTCATATAATTATTTCCTGATCTATCTGATTCCCCCTCTTCTATAAAAATATCATCATTTGGAATAGTTCTTAAATATTCAACTGTTCCAGGAGAATCTTCACATCTTATGTAAAACATACAAATTCCTAAGTTTCTATGATATTTAAGCCATAGTGGGAAATCGATTGGTCTTCTCACTTGAGTTGCTATGGCAATTTTGCATTTTGGTTTTTCAAAGTTTTCAAATGATTCTAATACAGGACTCTCTTGACTTTTTAGAAAAAAAATGGATATAATGATAAAAAATAAAAACACAAAAATACAGATTTTAATCATTATTTAATAATGAGAATTTTTTTTGCCATTATATATTATGTTAAATAAAACATTATCTAATCAATCTAATTCCAATATTATCATACCTTCAAATAATGATATAAAAAAAATAGGTTTCGAAGTAGCTAATTTTGAAATTCTACCTAATTCTTCTAAAAAGGCTTATGCATTCGAAAATGAATCGAAACAAGAATTATTGGATAATTTTTTTAATCACATTGATGTAGTTTTCCTGCCACAAAAAGATCCAAACACTATAAGAATCTTAGATTATAATGTTCATGATTGGGTCACCGTGTATGATAAATATGGTAAAAAAAGGGATATAGATAATTTCCTATATTTTTTCAAACTTTTAGACGCTGATATTATTTGTCTACAAGAAGTTGTCCCATTGTTTGAAAAGGAAATCCCCAATATGATTAAAGTAAGCAATGTAAAAGAAAATTATAATTTTAAATTTTTGGTAAAAAAGATGAAGGAGATTGGATATAAATACTGTTCAATAGCGAATAATGTTGTTGGAGAAATATACTACAAACAAAATCCAAAAGATTATTATGTATTAGCTAATGCCATATTTTCTAAGAATAAATTTGATCAAGAAATATATTTATTAACAGGGAACAGATCTGCAATGGTATCACATTTTGCAAATAATAATTTTAATTATATTGTTATTAATACTCACATTGAGTATTCTAAGAAAAATTTCAATCAAAATAGATTGAAAAAAGAATTCAATGATGAAGATATTCGTTCAATACAAGTCAAAGAATTACTACAACTTGCTGAAAATATGAAATCCAAATATAATACCAAAAATGTTTTCCTTTGTGGAGATTTTAATGCACCATATAATCATAAAGTATTGAAGCCATTGTTTAAAAATTTCATAAGCTTGAAAACATCAAAAGCGACTAATTTGTATGGAAAAATAACGACTGATTTTATTGCTCCATCAAAAGAAACCATGAGAAACATATTTATTTTCGAGTATGATTCTCTAGATGCAAAATTGAGTGATCATTTACCTGTATTTATGGATTTTGTTCCAAATACTATTGAAAATAAGAGTATTATTAATAAGTTAAAATACAAAAGCCAAGTAATAAAAATAGATAAATATGATATAAATTACGATTACATTGATACTATATCCAATAATGTAACAAAATATGCAATTTTTGATTACAGTGATTTTATAGTTGATCAATACTATCTTAATACAAAAAGTTGGTACTATGATGATAAATTACAACCGATGTATGAATTAGAACCATATGATTATAAAACATTAGTTAAAAATTTAATCGATGTTAATGATTATTATGAAAATTACAAAGAATTTGCTGATATGTTTAACGGAAGTCCCATTCGAATTGATAAAAAAATAGATAAGTACAAACCATTAATAGAAGATATGTTGTTACAGTTTATAAAATGTAGGAAAGAGATGAAAGTTATTACTGTGTGGCCTGCTATCAATTTTGAAGATCATGCTAGAGAAATGATTAATGTTCTTCATCAAAATGGCGATATTTATTATTTGAAGGAGATATATCTAGATTATTGGGGAGCTATGTCATTAATGTTTCAAATATATGCAACTACTGATAGAAATAAAACAATGTCACATTTAAACTATAATGTTGTTCAAAAAGGTTGGAACAATAAAGAAGAAAAGAAGAGAATAGTTGTCGTTTTTTATGAATATAAAAATAAAAATAAAGGTGAGATATCGGGATCAGAGAGTGAGTTCAAAACCATTCTAAGATCTTTTTGGAAAACTAATCAAATGAGACCTTATGATATATTACACATTAATGATTATTTCCAAGAAACAGTTGATTATGCTTCATTATATCTTAACGATAATAGTCTAAAAATGTTAGAAAAACAGGACATTGCAAAGTTCTTAAAATTAACTTCGCATAAAGAATTAGTTTATTTAAACACCTTGAAGAAAACATTTTATAATAATTTCAAACAGGATGAGTTAATAAGATTTATTGTATTTTCTAGTATAGTTTTATATGTGATTGGATTACGGAAATTCAACGATATAGATGGATTTATTTATCCTGCAAAGAAAAAAGATTCAAGCTTCAATAAATTATATGATAACTTATTTGATGTAACTTCAAAGTCATTTATACCATTTGTTGATATATCTTATAATGATTCCAAAGCTTGGCAAGATTATATCCTACAGTTTTTAGATAAAGTTGCTTTTATGTATAATAAAGTTACTTATAAAGATATTGTATTCAATCCTAATTATCATTTTTATTTTTTTGGTATTAAAATGCATTTAATTGAATTGGAAATAATTAAAAGAATATACAGGTATAAACCATCTTCGTGGGCAGACGTTGTAATGATTAAAGAAAAATTAAAGTATCCAATCCATTTTCCAAAAATACCAAAACATATTAAATACTATTACAAGAATGTACTAAATAAGGATTATTTAATTGATACAATCGTCTATTATCTTAGGAAAAATTATGGAGTAAAGAAAACAAAAGAGGAAATCGAAGGAATGATATCTTCAAATGCAATAACAACTAACATTGAAGATAAAAACATTAATAAGGATATAAAATATTTCAAAAATATATTAGGTAAATAATTTATTTGATAAATCTATTAGCTAATATATTGTATAGGATCTCTTTTGGACCACTATACTCATCCCAATTATAAAAATATTTTGCCCCTGGTTCAAAATCATAGGAGTCACCAGTATCTGCATCATAAATCTTGAAAACTTTCTTAAAATTCTGTGATAAAAATTTATGATTTTTATAAGTCTTTATTGTCTCTTGATCAATATCATTCGATTCATCTGTAAAAACATCAAATGAATAAATATTAGTAGGCTGGTCATAAGCAATCAATATAGCATCCTTGTTCCTCCTGTCATCAGATTCTATTAAAATTATTCTTTCCATGTTAAACTTCCTTAGCATATTTTTTATTTATTACAAAATTTTTTTTATAATATTACTAATTTTTGTCAAAATATAATCTAAATCTCTAAATTCTTGAAAATCTAAATCTCGTTATTTGGACCCAAGGACATGTATCTTGATCCTTCATTATTCCTTCTCCTTCAATACAGTGAATTTTTCCAACAGGATATCTATCCCATAAGACAATATCTAAATATTGTCCATCATCTACGCCTATTGTAAAAAAAGTAATAATTCTAGCTTGCTTAAATCCATCTTGACCAATACTCTCGCCACCTGACATTTCTTTTTGTTGGACTTTTTTCATTCTTCTATCAGCATTAAATGGGCGTCCCGTTGCTACTAAACCTCTAAATCGAACCATTGAAACAGGCTCGTGAATTTGTTCAGGAACATATTGAGTTCCATCTTTCTTTTTTCTTGGTTTTGGATAATCAGGAACGCCAATGTAATATTCTGCGTACATATTTGGAAGAAATTCATCTGTTGTCCAATATCCATATTGCCAGTAATCACGTACTGGATCTTCAATTAATTTTAATTGGACATCTTTACACATCAATTTATTACCTCGAAGATACCAAGGTCTCCTTCCTAAAGTTAATTCGATTCCAGATTTTTTTGCTTCTCTAAAATGAACCCATTTTCTAAATGATGAATTACAATTATTCAAAGCAGCAAGCCAAAATTGAACAGGATTATGTGCTTTTTGATATGCTAATGCCCATACTAATTTTGCGTAGCTAATAGCGTGTGATTTACAAAAACTATATTCCTGTAGTTGTTCTAGAAGAGTGATAATAATATCTATCTTGTCATCATCAAAATCAGGGTGTTTTTCACGTATTTCATTGGTAAATTGGGCTTTTTTATCCCATCTATTTTTAGCAAATGCTTTTCTATAAACATCTGCCTCTGCTTCTGGTATTTGTAAAATTCTTGATATATATTGTATGGCATCATCATCAAAAATTAGATAATCAATATCATTTTCTCTTGTGAATGTTCTTTTATCTCTAAGAAATATTCTATAATCTTTTAGGAAATCGGATTTTTGTCCATTCATGCTAGCAGAAGGGCGAATTAATGCCAAAGCAACTGCTACGTCGTATATATTTTTAGGTTTCATTAATCGAAATATTTTCATCATTCCTCTACTTTCTCCAAACGTTATTCCTAGATTCTCACCTCGTGAAAAAATAAGACGTGTAAGAGGATCTCCATCTGGATAATCTTCTATAAGCATTGGTGATATGTCATTTAATTGGGATAACCCTCGATTACTTAGAATATCTAATTTGATTAAATTTTCGTCTTCTACTTCATCCTTGTCTAATTTTATTTGGGCACCAGTTATTTTCTTCTCTGTTTTTTTTAACCCTTTGAAAATATCAAATTCTTTCAAATAGTATTTTTCAGGAACAATATCATCAAATATAACTATTCCACCACAGTGAAGTGAATAATGTGAAAATGTTCCTTCCAATTTAGCGGCTTGTTCATATACAGAATTTTGATCTTCTTCTTTTTCAAAAATATCTTCCAATCGAAAATCTTTTGGTAAAAATTTTCTATAACCTGCTTGTCTAACTGCTTCTTTCAAACTTGTTTTTTTCCTAAAAATAACATGATTGGATATTCTCGCAACTTTTCCTTCCCATCGTTGGAATATTTTGTTATATATCATTTCCCTCTTATTATGCGGTAAATCGATATCAATATCTGGCATATCTTTGCGTGTATAACTCATAAATCTAGCCAAACTAATATTTTCCTTGATTGGATCAATATTCGTTATTCCTAGAAGATATGTGGTTAAACTAGAACCAGCACTTCCTCTAATGATGAATTGGATATCTCCAACAAGAGATAATATTTCGATGCATTGGAGAAATACTTTAATAAAATTGTTTTCTCTAATCAATTGGAATTCTTCACCCAATCTTTTGTAATACTCTTCATTTTCTGGGATATTTCTTTTAAAAAAACTAATAAGAAAAAGAACGTCTTTTTCCTTAAAAATCGAATAGAAATCATTAATGATTTTTGGAGTACAACCGCCATGTGTTTTGCACTTTAGATGAAGCTCTTTTATTAATGTTGGTAAATATATTATTTTTCTTTTCCCCATTTCCAATCTTTGCTCTAATGGTATTTCGTCCAAAAAACTAGGCTGTTCTGGTTTCGGGTCCTTTTTCGTAATTCCAAAATAGTCAACTAACGTTTTTTGTGACATTTTCCCAAGAAATGCTTAGATAAAATCATTTTCAATTTTTTATTTTCTTATTTATAATATGGTTAAAATTAATAAGTTAGCGAAGGGTTTAACTAAAGCTACTAAAAAAGTAACTAAAGGAGTTGCCAATACTGCTGTAGGAGTTACTAGAAAAGTCACTAAGACTGCTGTAGGTGTTACTAGAAAGGCACAGTCATTATCAGGAATGGAAAATTACTCAATTTTTATTTTTTTGATTGTAGCAGCCATTGTAATTGGTGCGCTTTTCTATATCTTTAGACCAGTTTTCATGAAGAAAAGAGAACAAGAGAATTTTGGATGTGATATGCAGGAATTTTTTGATGGAGGTGGTCGATATTAAGTAGTTTCGTTCACACCTAATAATATAATGTTATATTTTGCTTTTTTATTCTCATCAACATCCCAAGAATCATAAGCCTTATTCTTTTCATCAAAGCAAGTAATCATTGAGTTATTGTTACCACCTAAATAATTTATCAAATCATTGTAAAATGTCTCAGTACTCAACATTGCAGTGTTATGTGTAAATAAATAAAAAGATAAATCATCTGATATTTTTATATTCGATTCCCCTTTATTATTTATAAAATCTACTATGAATAATTGCAAAATATTTCCTCCTTCTTCTTCTCCAATGCAAACGATATTTTTTATATTTTTGTTTTCCATAATAATTTCTAAGAGTAATGAATATATTTGATTTCTAAAAGATTTAATGTATTTTGTATAAACATCTTTTTCATAAAATCCAATTTCTTCTGATATCTCACTTATAATTGATATTTTTTTAGATTCCTCATCAAAAAATTTCTTCTCATATTTGCCAGAGATAACTATATAAATATTTTTGTAAGCTGCCAATGATCTTTTTCCACAGCAAATGTAACCAACAACATCATCATTATGAGTTATATATCCAAATAGGTCATAATATGTGCTTTCAAGCTTAACTAATTTGTAGTGAAATCCAACTTTTTTAAAAATATTAATAGAGGATGTCATTTTAATTTGTTTTTTACAATAAGGTTCAATACAATTTCTACTTTTTATACTAACTTCACTCTCACTTTTTAATTTATCTTGTATATTTGATGGAATTGAATCAATATATTTATTGTAATTTATTTTTTCTTCCCAATTTTCTTTTTTTTGTAAGTTAAAGTGTTTAATATGTCCTAAGAAATATTCAATATTAACCTCTTTTTTCTTATCTGCAGATAATCCATTTATCAACTTTTGACCAAAAATACTATAAGTTATAAAGTTTTTCTTAACTTTAATGTTTAAATCTTCTTCATTAATATTTTCACCCATTTGATTAATTTATTTATTTCTTTTTTTTTAAATATTTTATCGCATTATTATTTTATTTATTTTATTTATATATTTAATGTTTAATCAAATAATGCATTCTTTGTTAAAAAACTCAGATGAATATGCTAAAATACTCATTATTGTTTGGATGAAATTAAGAGAAATATATTTGGAATCAAGTAAGAATGATAATGTATCTCTTAATAAAAGAATTCAATCTCTTGAAAAATTTTGTAGAACTATCAGAAAAAGATGTGATAGTGCAAAAAAACTTCCTAAATTATCGAGGTTTCTTGCCAGGATTGAACATAAATGTGCCAATGGAAAGGAGACATTGGAGAAATTATCAAGTATAACCACTATGTTGAGAATGTTCGATCTTCCAAAACCAGTTAATAATTTAATTGATTCTCTTGGTTTAGGATCAATGGAAGATAATGAATTCGCGAATGTTATTAATGAACTTTTTGAAGAAAACGATGAATTGCATCATTTGAAAGAAATTGATGATAATAATGAGGAAGGAACACTAGTCGATTACATAAATAGAAAATATGAAAAATCTCATTCTAAAAAATTGGAGAAAAAATTTGTGAAAGTTGATAAAAAAAATAAGAATCAACCTTTATTAATTGAAAAATTAGCAGAGAATCATAAAGAAAGAGAAACAAATAACGTTGTGGAAAAAATACCATTACCAGATAATCCACTTTTAAAGACCGCAAATTTATATAAACCATCTAATATTCCTAAAACAATACCTAAAAATGAACCTGTAACTTTAATAACCGTTAAAAACAATCAGCTTTCAAGACCAGAATCAAAAACAGCTCCAAGAAGAGTTTATCACCATGAAAGATACGTCCCACCAGTTGCAACTAATTATATATCACAAAGGCTTCCCCAAAACCCTCCTGTTCAAATGAATCCATATAGCGTTCCTTATCAGTTCACATCTCAATCTAATCCATATAATAGTTATAATAATTACGGTCAAAGAAGACAACAAGTTATTTTAACAAATCAACAACTATCTTCTCTTTAGTATGACAATCAATCATCTTGTGTAATTGGATAATATTTTTAAGAAAATTAATTAATACATTTTTGTATTTCTTTTCTTGTCCAACTAATTGAGAATAAATCTTATCCATTTTTGCGCCATTAATAGTAAAAGATAATTTTTTAGTTCCATCTTTTACATCAACTTTTATATTACCTGATAAACAGATATTGTTGAAAAAAGAAACATTTGCAGTTTCTGTATCAGGATAAACATAAATTTTTATTTCTCCTTCTTGAGATATTTCATAGTAATACATTACACTAATTTCTTTTTTTGAAATACTAAAAATAGTTGCTGGTAATGAAGACAATAATGGTTTTTGATATGTTAGTCTTGAATCTCCTAAAATAATTTCATTATCATAAGAAATTAGTAACGGAGCATCCTTAATAAAAGTTCCTACTATTTCTTCAATATAGAAAGGATATCTTCTAATAACTAAGTCATACCCTACTTTTTCATCGCTTATCAAATCTTTGTGATAAATATTTAATGATAAGTTAATTTTATTTTTCTTTAATTTTTCCTTATCTCTTGAATCCTTGAATTTATCCAATCCAAGTTCAACAAATTCACTAGTTGTGAATAAATATTCATAATGATGTTTCAAGAAGTGTAGATCATGAAGTTGTTTTCTCGAAATTCTTCCCAAATCAATATCTTTAATATAATCACGAATCATCTCTAGTTTTAGTAAAATAACTGGACAACCTAGGAAATATATTCGATAGTTTGGATTAGAAACCAATTCATCTAAATTATCAATATCAAATCCAATTTTTTTACACTCTTGAGAATATATATCGACGTATCTCCCTGCCTTTAATCCACTAACGGAGAATTTAGGGTAATTGTTCATAATATTTTTTACCTCTTCTTGTTTTTGTTCTTCTCTCTTCATTTTTTTGAGTTCTGCCTGTTTTTCATACATTTCTGGAATCATTGGAAAATAAAATTCTTCATTTGCGTAATATGTTTTTCCAAAATCATCGAATATTCCAGGAACACCAGTTTGAGGGCTATATTTGCTATAGGATTCTATATTATCTTCGTGGTCTAATACAAAAAAATCTACATCTGCACAATCTCTAACATTGTAAGCACTTTTAATCACACTACCCGCCAATAAATAACGATGTCTATCTTCAACATTTATTTTAGATTGTAAAAAGTAGTAAAAAGTATTTAGATAAATGTAAAGATGATTGTAGATATAGTTATGTTTTCTTTCGTTAAGAAAATTAATAGTAGGTTGATGAAACAATGAATAGAAATTTTTCAATAAATTACTATGATTTTCTGCGACTAAATGATACCCATCAACCTCCGTCTTTTTTGTTCGTAGATCTATTAGAATACAGGAATATAAATCATATTCTGATTTGGGGACTTCACTATTAATAAAAGGTATAGATGATAACTGTACTTCCTCATTTGTTCCAATTATTTGTTGATAAAGATTCTTTATTCCATCATTAGTAAATGTGGATTTATTAGAATAAATGCAGTAAATATTTTTAACTGTATCTAATCTCTTCAAAACATCACTTTCACTGGTATAGATATGAACATTATCAATTGTATTTACCAATAAATATAAGAAATAGAAAACAAAGTTGTTTCCTTTTTCATCAATATCTTCCCAAGATTGAGGATTTTCTTTTATTAACTCATCGACTTGTTTAATAAATTGAGACTTATTTCTTCCTTTTGTTGACAATTGTTGATGAATTATTTTGATAAAACTAAAAAGCAATTGAAAATTAATACTTTTCATTTGAGAAAATATTAATAGCACATCTCTGCATAACGATTCAAATGGAATAGTTGATGATAATTTACTTGCCATTTTTTGTGATGCTAATAGGGGTATATTGTTTGTAGTGTTTATTGTAAAATCAACAAATTGTCTTTCTAGGGGTCGAAATGTTGATTGAGACTGGATTAGTGACCTTTGGACATTTTTTTTATAGTCCACATCAAAAATTTTATATATAATCTCTTCTTGACAGCTTTTGCAAATATCCATTATTTTATTGTTAAATTCAATTATATCTAATTCTGGCATTACTACCTTCTTTACCTTTGACATTTTAATATTATATAGTGATTAGGCTTTAAATTAAAAGTAATCAGATTTTTTTTAAATCACTTTTTTTGTATTATATAGTAATGGATAAGCAAAATAAAAAAGATAAAAATGATAAAGATAAATCAAATAACTGATACTGAAAATCGCTTAAATCGCTTAAGATAAAAATAAAACAGCTTAAAGAAAGCTTTATGTTACCTAAAAATTATAAAGTTCAAAACAAAATGTTCCAATTATTTTATGAATTGGAAAAAAGAAGAAATGAATTAGGATTATATGAATTCAAAAATGGATCAGCAAGAATTGATATAACAGGTCACGTATGTAATGGATGTAATAAATTACAAACAAATTAAGATGGATGGTTTATTTTCTAGAGCGAGATTTTGAGCGAGCACGAGATTTTGACCTTAATTTCTTACCAGCTTTTGCTTTATATTTACGAATCGAGAGGGAACGACTCTTTGATCTTCCTCCACAGCTCTTGGAACGAGATTTCGAGCGAGCTTTTGATTTGCTGCGAGATTTTGATCGAGATTTCGATTTTCCTCCTTTTCTACGAACATTATTATTATTGTTAACGTATTCTACATTCTCCTCAATAATGTTAAGGCTTGGGCTACTTCTATTGTTCTTCTTCTTGGGTAATCTAAGAAGATTGATATTGTATTCATTAAAATTATTATTTCTTATTTCATTATTGCTCTCCCTGATTGTTTCAAGCTGTCTCTTTCTTCCACGTCTGGAACTTAGAATCTTGCGAATTCTATTTCTCTCGTTTACTTCGGTGTTCATACTTTATAAAATATTATTATTCTAAATTTGTAAAATTTTTTTACAAACTTATCTAAATAATGTTCTTATATATTTGTATTTACACTATAATAAAAATCAAACTTAAAAAAATTTCTACAAGGTTAAATACTATTTTTTTTTACTCTTACATGTTATGAAAATTATTATTTTTTTTTCAAGAATAATTATTTTAATATTAATAATACTTTTTAGAATACTTGCTCAAAAATATATTAAGATATCCAGTAATAAAAAGAAAAAAGATATTTTTATTAACGAAGATTTTTTAAATGAATTGATAGAACCAGTAACTTACTATGAAAAAATAAAAGGCAAAAATATAAGAAATATCATTATACGTGATTTAGCCAAATATGCAAACGTCGATGACCAAATAATATCACCACTTATCAAATACACGAATCGAATGCATACAGCTTCTCTCGTCATAGACGACATCCAGGATAATTCGTTAATTAGAAGAAACCATCCTTGCGCACATGTAGTCTATGGAATTCCATATAGTATCTCAGCAGCATATACTCAAGTTTTCAAATGTCTTTATGAGATTGCCAATATCACGAATGTTCCAGTTAGTGATGGAGAATGGGCGTCTTATCTAGATAAATTTGATGAAAAAACAATAAAAAGATTGAAATCTAGAGAATTAATTAATATAACAATAGAAAATATATATAAGGCGCATCTTGGGCAGGAAATGGAAGTTTATTGGACATATAAGAAGAAAATACCAACTATTGAAGAATATCTAATTATGGTAGAATATAAAACTTGTGTTATTTTTATGAATGTTATTGATTTAGCTAATATTTATCAACAGTTGGAAAACAAGAATTACGATGAATACCGCGATATTTTTAAAAAGTTTGGGATATTTTTCCAAATAAGAGATGACTATATTAATTTAACATCACCTTCTTTTTGGAAAGAAAAAGGTTTTTGCGAAGATTTTGATGAGAAAAAATATAGTTATGTAGTAATATGCTACTGGCATTCTGTAAAAGATGATGAAAAAAATAAATTTATCGAATTATTTGATAAAAAAGATTTAACTGTTAGTGAAAAAATAGATTTATTAAAAATGATAAATGAAACCAATGTATTCGATAATATTTATAAAGAGTTAGTAGAATACAAGAAAGAACTGGAAAAGCACATTTTTTTTTCAAGTATTTGGGAAAAGCTCCCATTTGAGGAATTTGATATTTCCTATTGTGAGAGAATTTAAATTTAAAAAACAAAATTTTTTAAATTTTTTGTGGGTGCTAGGAGCAGGAGTGGGGGGTGCTTGAACCAAAATTAACTTATATTCTAAAAGTGAAAATTAGTTTCCTGGGGGTGTTGCTGGTTGGTTCATTTTATAATTTTATTTTTTAAAAATGCTGCGAGCTCCTACAATTATATCTAATATTTTCTTTAAACCATTTTTTACGCATTTTATAAATAATTTAAAGGGATTTTACTTTTATCTAATAATAATGTCATTCAAAAGTTCCGTTGATAAAGCTATCATTGAGGAATCAACTAAAGTACTAGGTGAAAATAATCATCCAGCATTATCATTAGAAGGATTTGGAGATAATTTGGTTGGATTATTTTTTGGGTTAGTTAGAGGAAAACAGGAAGATAATTTAAAAGAAAGTATCAAGAGTATATTGGAAAATAAGAATAATGAGGAAATAAAGAATTTGTTTTTAGTTGCATTCCAAACAAGATGGTGTCGAGGAGGAAAAGGAGAGAGAAAATTGTTTTATGTTATGTTTAATGAATTACTGGAATATAATCGAGATCTTTGTTTTGAATTACTAGAATTAGTGCCTCATTATGGTTATTGGAAAGATCTTAGAGCTTTTTATTATTATCATTACCAGATCAAGGGAGAGAATGAAGATTTATTCAATAAGATTTGCGACATCCTGGAAAAGCAATTGAGATTGGATATTCAAGAACTAGATAATAATAAAGAAGGAAGTTCACCCAAACTTTCTCTACTGTCGAAATATTATTCGCCTAAAAGATGTTTTTGTGTAGCAAAAAAACAAAATAAAGTAGTGAAAGTGGAAGAAG